CCGCAGTATTGCTTGCTAGGGTTACATATGGTCCTAGGTCTTTCTGACACTCCAGTTATTAGATTGCTATTTATATTGGTTTCTTCAGTATTATAAATTTCTCCTCCTTTCAACATGGTTTAAAAGGAACCTGGTTTTATGCTACTAGCCTATACTTCTCTAATTAGTTGCTTCATGTAACTGTCTTTCTTAGACTGAGAGAAGCCTTCTCTACTGTTTATGTCTTTAATGGGGTCGTAGTCCAGTACATAAGAAAAGTCAAACTTCTATATTTTTCGCACAATGTCTTAGGTGTAAGGTCCGCAGAAGCTTTCAAATTTGTCTACTTGTTTTTAGTCTACATACAAATGAGAAGCGAAGAACCTATGGTACAAACCATAAAACAAATTATCTATGGTCTTTGAATGGAATTCGTAGTTGAGACTCTAATTATGCCACCCTGTTACTACATTCTTACAAGAGTAAGAAGGTTATTCCAATTGTCCTAATCTTATGCACATGCCCAGATTCTTTTTATAGTATTGCTGCAGTATAGGTAAGGAGTTATTATGATACTGCTTGTATTCTTCGCTGAATGGTAAATGACTAGGTAAGTCTTATATCTATTTCCATGGCTTATTCACATAGTAGTTCTTCAATTCTTTTAAATTTTCTGCACCTGTAGGAACTACTTTATCTTTGATGACTTTTACTTTATTCTCCGCTGTAATTATTTATTAGTTTATCTTGCTCATGTTCAGGAATTCTGTCAAGTTATATTTTTCGTTGATCTTTTGCATGTCCTAACTAAACCCATTCACAAGCATATTCACGTTATTCAATTACAAATCTCTCTTTATTCCCATTCCCAAATGTCTTTTTATTATGTCCATGTAAGACGCTAAAGGTTTGTGAGTATATTCCAAGTTCTGAGTTTTGGATACTACTTTCATTGTCAAAACATCAGACCCTAGTGCGTCTCTGAAGTGCTCATCTTTCCAACACACCCCTTCAAAGTGATAGATACTTGTGTCATCCTTAGTATATTGCTAATACACGCTAGAGAATAAGTGTTAGTTCTACTGACCTATTTGTTCAATGTACTTCTTGAAGAAAGTTCCTTATACATTGTAAGTGTTGCCTCTAGTTGGAGTGTTAGGCATTTGTTAAAATGGGGTTTGCTTTCCTTTGATGTTTTGAGTAGCTTGAAAGTAATTCAACCATCCTAAAGGTATTATTCTATTTATGGCTTGCTAATCCCTCAGGTAAACGTTCTAATGCTGATAGACTCTTCCACTACTCCTGCAATTCATCATGATCTATTATTATTCGTTGATTGTATAACACCCTTCCCTTCCTGGGAGATTGTATTTACCTGGTACAGGATAAAAATCTATACCTGAGACTTGTATGAACACGTTATCTCCTGAAATGTTGAATTGCAAATCCTGTAAATAGTAATGAACGTCGTTAACTAGTATGTGAATACTCTAGTAACACCAACTCCTTATAGTGAAGTGTTCATTTTCAAAGTGCAATCTCAGATACTTCTCTGAGGTGAAAGCATCGAAGAATTAGGTGACTTATGTCAATGGTTTTTTCTGCAGGGGCTTCAATCTAGGTTAGTCTATTCTATCCATTTCGTATTTGTACTCATTGTTTTAATGGTAAGTGTTGTCATATTGGTCTAGATTGGGTCTTACTGGAATGTAATCTACTTAAGGTAATAACTGGTGAGTTCTAGCATATTTGGCACCTAAGTCTACCACTAAAACTAGACCTTAACTAGCTTGTATTTACTAAAGACTTTACAACTACATGAGGTCACTACAATACCTCATGAAGTTATGACCTCCGTTAAACGTTTTTTGATTCTTTATGCTTTCTAATGCTCCTGCTAATCCAAGTGTTTGGAGGTACTAAATTTACTTTCCAGGTAGAACTCCTCTTGGGTTGCATTTTAAAACTGATCCTTCCAAGAATATGCCTTTAGATACATTTTACTCTTATTATTGCTGAATAGGCATCATTTCTGGGTGGTACAAGTCGTACAATAGTGGCTTTGTTAGACCTATACAATCACAGCCTGGGAAAGTTCCTATTGTGGAGTGATATTAGAAGTTATCTTGCTTAGAATTTTTGTAATGTTGTATCAAATCCTATAAGAGTCCGTTTACCAAGAATCTTTTTATGTTGCACAACTTTTGACCTGTTATGACCACTAGAGAATTAGGGTTCTTTGGGGTACACACTATCTTAGCATAGTACTTAAGTACTTGTTGACTGGAACAAGTTAGAGGTCCCATATCTTCCTAATTCTGAATCATCATTTGACACTACCCTATTACTCTCTATTCAGTATAAGTATTTCTTGGCAAAGTATTGTAAGACAATGTTCTTACTAAGTAACTCATTTATCTAAATCTTTTTTATAG